TATGCCAAAGCACTGCGGCATCGATAATTTGTTCTGTTATATAGTAATAGTCCTGCCACGTTTCTTTTCTAAAATTCCAGTCAAGATCTAATTTTACAAATGTCATAGGAACAGAAAGATATGTATTACTAGGGCAACTTGCTTGTTTTATATTTTTATATCTTAAACATAATTCAAGAGCATGTGTGCATGAATCTGTGGCTACAGCATATGGTGCAGAATAAAATTCTGCTACTACGTCTTCAAATTTAGAAACTACATCAAAGTTTGACATAATCTTTCCTAGGGTCGTCAGCAGGAAACTCGCCAGGCCACATTTCGTACATTGCTAAACTTTTCTTCCATTCGTCTACATTTAGTTCCCATACATTTTGATCGCATCCTCGATAGTGTGTTTCTTTAACCCACGAAAATCTTCCTAACTCGGCTTGCATAGGAAACCACAAATTATTAACCCGTTGTTGACTGCCCATTGGATTGGCGTTACTTGTAGCGAAAAATCTTTTACCCTCTCCGGCCCACTGAATACTTATAGGTATAAAAAATTGTGTAGCACAACATTGTTGTTCTACAATAATTGTTTGCTTAGTATGCGGCCATGGCTTGTGAGTTTCGCTGGTAAATGTACAAGTTCTTGCTAGGATTCTATAAGTGTTAGGACCCATAACATCATCAAAACTATGTATACACACTCCTCCGATGAACTTGCCATTGTACTCTAACATCCAACCTGCCCATTCACGCTCGTTAAGAAAACAGTCAAACATTGTTTTTTGACTGTGGTTATTTTCATAACCACGTCGTCCTGCTTCGGAGTAGAACTCAGATAAATCTAAATCGGGGCTCCACGGAATAATTTTATACGTCATTAACTTTCCATCCAATTACCGTCTTGATTAGAACAATAAACATCTATTTTATTACGCAATTGATCAAGTTTTTCTTGATCGTGTCTAATGTTAGAAATGATAAAATAATTCATAATTGTACTAGTGTGTAAGAAAAAACGTTTCTTGTTTGCTAATAACAAATCAATGCTATCGATAAAATCTACACAGTGAAATTCAATATCTAATAACTTAATTTTATTCCAGTTTTTAAATACTTGATCATTATCTCTCATTAATAATTCTGCACCGCCCTGAGCACTGTTTAGTCTAGGCTCCATATCCAAATTTTTAGATCGAGCCCACATATTCAAATGATAAAAATTTTCGTAAGATAGATATTACAAGTCTTTGTGTTTCTTCTAATTCGGAAGAAACTGTGAGTGTTTTTAAACATTCTTCAAATAGTTCTGAACCAGTTGTTGGATAACAATATCCCCTTGCGGCAAGTTTAAATCTGTCTTTGTCCAACTCTAAATTTTCTACTAAATCATCTATGGCTACAAAATCTTTATGAAAATCTGGATACCTCCATTCAGCATCAAAGTTAACTACCCTATAACCTTTTAGCAACGAATGTTCCATGACTTTTGTCCCAAATCCAATATCTCTTGTTACAACAGTTTCGGATAATCCAATGCTTAACGGAGCATGACCGTCGTTCATATCTCCCTGACCTCTAATAAATGCAGGTCCATTGTCTGTATATGTATTTTTAAAATTTAAATCACAGTCTTTAAAAATTTTAGTATTAAGTATAAAACATTGTTCGTGCAAGTGCGGAGTGCGATCTTCAGGATACCACATTAAATGTCCCATAAGTCCAACATCGTCTGGCATGTTGCGTATTTTCTCCCAGAGATGATCACGATTAACAACAATATCTCCAGCCGTTTCAACAAACAACCAATCTGCTTGATCTAGATATTGTGCTATGTCTTCATAGTTGTCTACAACATGCATAGGGTACTTTCCTTCGCACAATTGATGTTGACCAGCCAACGTCAACTGTAGCATCTTTTTGTCTAACCATTCGCTGTTAGTATAAGTCTTGACTGTGATAAAAATAACCTGATTCATCTTGTTTTTCCAATGCAGTGGTCATCATGTCTTTCCATTCTGGAGTTGAATCATGATGATGTATAATTAAATGATAACGATCTTCGTTGCTGTTGTTATAAACACTGTGTTCATAATTGAGATTCATAGCATACGCAGTACCAGGCGGAAAGTCTAAAATATCGCCAGTCCCCCATATCCAGTTACATCCCTGTGGGTTAGTCAGTGCCACATTTATCGGCTCTGGACAACTTATTGGACTGTCGTTGTGTAAAGAAATATATCCGCCCGCTTCTAACAACATAAATCTTACACGCCCGTATTTTTTACTAGGAAATATATTCTTAAGCCAATTTACAGTTATAGGACACTGATCGGCGATTTCGGTCCAGTGTAAGTCTTTAGCCGCCTCATTAGCGTTAGCGTATCCATACGCATCCCAACTCATAGGTTTGTCTAAACCTAGTCCGTGTATTGGCAAACTCCACCATCCTTTATGATCGTACCCGTCGTTATCTCTATAAAGAATAAATTTTGATCGTAGTGCTTTGGCCTCTTCAGCCATTTCTTCAAACGGAACAGGTAAGTCAAGTTTTAAACACTTGGCATCACTAAACAAATATTGTCTAGAATTTGGTAAAGGGTCTTTGCTAAAGTTAAAGGTCATAATATACTTATTTTATTTTACCACGGTGACAAATAAAAGTAAATATCATGACATGTTTAAATTTAACGAACTTCGTACTATCCATTTAGAAATAACCAATAACTGCCAAGCCAGTTGTCCAATGTGTGCTAGAAATTATCATGGCGGACAAGACAATCCTTTATTAAAAATTAATAATTGGACACTTAAAGATTTTCAAGATATATTTACGTCTGAAGTGATTGCTCAAGTGCAAGGCATATACTTCTGCGGAAATTTTGGTGACCCGTTGTTGAACAACGATTTTTTAGATATGATCAAATGGATAGTACCTCAAAATCCACATTTAGTTATTAACATTCATACCAACGGTGGACTACGCAATACTGCATGGTGGAAAGACCTTGCACAAAGTTTGCCTCAGAATCACATGGTGGTATTTGGACTAGACGGGTTAGAGGATACACTACCGTTATATAGAGTCGGAGTTAACTACAACAAAGTTATTCAAAATGCTCGAGCATTTATCACTGCCGGCGGCAAAGCCGAATGGGCATTTATTAAATTTAAACACAATGAGCATCAAGAAGAAGAAGCAAGACGCATTGCTAAAGCAATGAATTTTGCAGTATTCACTCTTAAAAACTCTAGTAGATTTTTAGGAGAGCCTAAATATAGAGTGATTGACAAACATGGTGATGTAACGCATTACATTGAACCTCCTACAGATAACAAGATGCATTTTATCAGTAAGGATATGATTAACAACTACAAGACCACTGTACTTCCGTTAGAAATTAAATGTAAAGTTCAAAACGATAAAGAGATCTATATAGATGCTTACAAGAATATTATGCCTTGCTGTTGGCTTGCAAGTATTCCTTATACACAATATGATTATGATAATGTAAACGCATCTTTACGTTACGAGATAAAACGTCAGCATTCTGAGTTAGTTGCTGATTTGGGAGACACTAGTGCAGTAACAGTTGGTGTTAAGAATGTAATCGATTCAGATGTGTGGCAATCTGTTTGGGAAACTTACTGGACTACTAAGAAATTAATCATGTGTGCTAGGATTTGTGGCCAAAGCGCAGAAATATCTCGCCCAGGTGATCAATTCTTAGAAAGACAAAATTTAGACAGTTGATGTCTTAATGATAAACCCTGCTTGTTCTCCTATACGAACAAGTTCATCCATGGCCGCTTGGTCTCGAGGATTTACTAACATTTCTCTGTCAGTTAATTTTTTGATACCAGTCATCTTGCCTTCTTTAAGGGCACGATTCATCCATCGTGTAATGGAGATTTGAATAATGTGTTTCCAATCATAGTCACCGCCTTCTACAGTAAAGCGAACCCACCCGTCTGTAACATCTGGCAACAGTACTCTGATGTTTAAATGAATACGCTCATGTGCTCCAAAGTTACTAGCAACATGTACGTTACCGGTGTTCATTGACCACACAGTTCCGTCTACTGGTAAATGGTACATCTGATTTTCTTCTAAGTCTATGATCCTGCAATACTCGTTGGTAATAATACTCATATGTAACCGATCATCGGGATCGCAGTGCGCCATGTAACTTTCTTCGGCTTTTAACTTTAGCAATCGTGCTTCGCCTACATTGCCCAACGCTTCTAAAACATTGCCCAGTGGAGTTCCTACGAACTCAGGTTTGGTTTGATACGGCCCATTAAATAAACGCCCTTCAGCAGTTTCATTTAATTGGATATACCGTTCGAAATAGGGCAATGCTTTAACTTGTTCTATAATTGGGTCTATCGGAAATGCATGGTCTAATTTTTTTAACATTTAAATACCTATATGAATATAAAACAGTTGTACGATTTAACACCCTACACCAATATCCTGCACGAAATAGATGGTGTTTATTTTCCACTTGATAAAGATTGGAAAAACATTGCTATTAGTGTCAGTGGCGGCGCAGATTCTGCACTACTTGCTTACTTATTATGCGACTTAATTCAAAAGAACAATTATGATATCACTGTTCATATTATCACGCATGTACGTTGCTGGAAAACTCGTCCTTGGCAACGGTACAACAGTTTAGATGTGTATACTGCACTTTTAGAGAAATTTAGACACATACGATTTGTAAGACATGAAAACTTTTTACCACCTGATTTTGAATGGGGAAATAAAGGCCCCACAATAGTCGATGAGTATGGCGAACTTAATAGCGGAGATATTATTGAAATTAGAGCATTTGCTGAATACATTGGGCACAAAGAAGACGTAGATGCTTACTTTAATGCAGTAACACATAATCCAGATATTGAAATCGAGGGATCAATGAGCCGTCGTGATATTGAACCTGTGCCAAATAACGTTAAGAAGATGATAACAACACATATGGGTAAAGTTAGTTCTCACCCTTTTAGATTTGTTGATAAGAGTTGGATCTATAAACAATATCAGAGTCTAGATATTTTAGATTTATACAATCAAACTAGAAGTTGTGAAGGCGAGTTTAATGAAATAACTTATGAAACTTATATACCAGGACAATATGTGCCTAAGTGTGGCAAATGTTTTTGGTGTTCTGAACGTGCATGGGCAGAAAAACAATAATGGATATCTATCACATCTGGGCAGACAAACAGGGTGACATCAGCGACCTGGACTGGGTCAACAACATGAAATCTTTTCTTGATCACTTAGTTGATGAAGACAAGATGGTAAGTTATAGAATTACTAGATGTAAAATGGGATTTCGTAGTATGGATATTCCTGAGTGGCATATTATGATGGAGTTCAATAATATGGCACAGTTAGAAACAGCATTCCAACGTGTAGCACCGTTAGAAGGTGAACTCGAAGACAAACACCGTAGTTTTAATCAATTTGTGTCGGGAAACATCCAACACGCATATTACAGGGATTGGCCAGATGGACAAAATTAAATTAAATAGTTGGGATGAGTTGCAAAAGTTAGAAGCAGTTATTGTTGGTAGTGTCTATGACTCTACTTTTTTCGATGGTGTAAAAAATAATAGAATTGCTAGTGTACTTAAAAAGATTGTTGACGAAACTAACGAAGATATCGATTACTTTAAAAGTCAATTAAAAAGTCACGGTGTGCAGGTATTGCAAGCATTGCCCAAGGAGTTAGGTTACAAAGATAGTATACTTGACTATGTGGATGTTAATGGTAAGATGGGATTTGCCAGTGGTAGACCCGATCTCATTAAAAAGAATATGATCCCTACTAGCCCATTACAAGTCAGAGATGATAGTATAGTAATGGGCAATAAGTTATTAATTACTGATAGAACTTTTGAAGTAGAAGGATATGTTAAAAAATTTATAGAATGGTTTGGCGAGGATCAGATTGATCTTAGTATCTATAACGGCAAGATGGAGTTTAAACGTAGTGAGTTAAATCTTATTGCCGCAGCCAAAGACAGAGGGTTACCAGAAGATTACTTTATTAAAAATCCTGACCCCAATGTAATGAGTTTAATGGGATTTTGTAGTCCTAACTTAACACGAATAGGTACCACCTGTATGGTCGACTTATGGCAGAGCGCCGACATCCTGGAGTTTCTGAATGAGCGTTATCCTCAGTTCTCTTATAAAGATGTTTGCATAGGCGGCCATCTAGATGGTATCTTTAGTGTAGTCAAGGAAGGAGTAGTGATTGCAGGTCCTTGGTTCAAAGGCTACGAAAAGTTATTCCCAGGTTGGGAAATAATCTACTTTAATGATCCTAACTGGGATAACGTTAAGCAGTGGTACAAACTAAGAGATAAAAATAGAGGGAATTGGTGGGTTCCAGGAGAAGAGAGCAATGATCAGTTCACTGAATTTGTTGAAAGTTTCTTACCTAACTGGACAGGATTCTGCGAAGAAACTATTTTTGACTTAAATTGTTTAGTCATTGATGACCGACATGTTGTAGTTAACAGCGACAACCCTGAGTTACTTAAACTATTAGAGTCAAAGGGCATTACTCCTATTGTATGTCCGTTACGTAACAGATTCTTCTGGGATGGCGGCTGGCATTGTCTTACATTAGATGTTAAACGTAGTGGAGGTCAACGTGATTATGGAGTATGAAGAATATCTAACCAAATGGGTAGAAGAAGTATTATCAGTTCCACATGATTTGTTAAACAGTTTGCCTATTTGTCCTTTTGCAAAGTCTGCAATATTAAAGAATCAAGTTAAATTTATTCGCACATCTGATTATGTAAAAGACATAGTAGAAAAATTAACAGCATGGGATGATAATGATCATGCTGTACTATTTGTTTGCGATGACGATGTAGATCCTATTAAGTTTGCAGAAGACATCAAACAACTCAACAAACAGTTTCTTCCTCAGGACTTAGTACTATTAGAAGATCATGTAAGCATTGAGGAATCATTTCACGGCATTAAATTTAATAACGGAAAATATAATATTGTTATTGTACAAAGATTGCATAGTATTAATGAAGCCAGCCGTTCTTTAGAACGCGGTGGATATTATATCAACTGGAATGATGATATGTACAATGATGTAGTTAGATGGCGGTTTGAATCAAACACCTAATATTTCAAAACCTTGTAGTTTGAACATATAGGACTCAATTGATTCAAAGTACATAAATCGATATCCTCGATTTCGGTAGATTGCACATTCATTCTGCAAACTATTTAAACCTAGTCTTAGTTTAGGATTGCGATAATCCCATGCATGATGGTCTATAACAATGCTTTCGTTATCCCAAATACGATACATGCTCCATGCTATTAATCGATCTTGCTCGTAGTAACCAAATACCTCAGTGCCTGGAACTAAGAATCTACCAGGTACCATTGGCATGATACTTTTAAAATTTTTATGCAGGCAATATGCTTTATAAACTCTGTTGATTTCGTCAACAGGCACTGGATTCAATAAGTGTGCATCCAATGTAACATTGTATGTAGTTTTTGTTAAATCTATACGAGCAAATCTCATTGCTTGGTCTTGGTTGCTTTGATATCAGTACCGCAGTGACAGTATTCTCTGGGGCACAAAAACGATTGCCCTAGCATATCGATTGTAAAATTGTTCCAATTTCCCAAATGTCTAGTTCCACATGTACCTAAACTAATATTACTGGTTGGATTAATTACAATAACCTCACTGCCAACTTCGCAATCCCATCCTTGAAATTTATTTAAATCATTCTTCATTAATTGATCAGGGTCTAACCTATCTATAGAGCCATCGTTCCACATGATTGTTGAGCCTTGATCTTGCAACCAACTATATTTTATCAGCCCTTGTCTAACTTCTTCTTGAGTAAAATTTAAAATGGGTGCAGTATTTTCGTAAAAGTCTAATTGTTCCTGTGTATAGTCATGGTAGAACCATCCAGAGTTACTCCAGTTATTAAGAGGTTTTAAGATAATAATTTTGATTCTTAGAATTTTCTTTAGTTCCTCGAACCAAGACATAGATAACTCCCAATGTCTTGGATCCGCCATCAAATAGACAACAGCATAACTGGAATGTGATATTGCTTTAATTTTATCTAAATCCAATGTGTGTTCACTAGGATGTAAGGTCACGTTCCAATTATCGACCAATTGTGTTGCTTCTTCGTAGAATCTAACAGTTCTAGAAAGATTACTATCTGAGATTACACTAAAATTACGCTTTTTTAACTCGCTCAGTATATCTAAATATTGTGGATGAACAGTAGGTTCTCCCCCAGTGAAACTAAACACTGGATTTCTATCTTTAATCTTATCTAAAAAAGTTTGTAATTCATCTAAATTAATTTGATGACTTTTACCTTGATTCAACTCAGTAGGACAATAAGAACACTTGTAGGTACAGGCGGTAGTTATTTGCCAAATTACTTTTAATTTTTTAGGAGAAATTATTTTTATTGGTATCATAATAAATGCGCTAAGTCTGGGAACACAGTTTTACTATCAGTTCCTCGAATCCTGTCTAGGTTTCTCATGTACTCTTGGAAGTCTGGTAGCAAGTGGCTGTGATCCTGTGAAATTTTCACGCACCTGTTGCTTGTCTTCTGCGGGCAGGATTCTAGCACTCAGGAATGTGGGGATATACAGCAAGTGCATATTAATAATGCCGCCGCCAGATTCAAAGTCTTCAAATTTGAATTTATTAATTTTCTTAAAGTCTTGCTCTAGTTTCCACTTGGCAAAATTTGTTACATTTTTAATATTCAGTGCCTGTACAGCACACGCAATACTAGTATGAATGTGTGCAGGAGTATTATCCAACATTCTTAATGCACGTTCGATGTCGGTCCACTCAGCAGGATAACGTATGTAATGATTGCGTTGATCCATGTCATCGATACTAAACGCATATCGAACTTGCTTAAACTCAGTCCAAATATCTATCATGTTCTGATCAATAAGAACACCGTTGCTGTTGTAGCGCAAACTGATTTGTTTACTATAGCCTCTGCGTATAATTTCTTCTAAGAACCGTTTGTGTTCTTTAATCATTAATGGCTCACCACCGGCAAAGTATAGTTGCCTAATATGCGGAATCTGACTAAACACTTGATCCCAAAACTCAGGCTTTTCATACCAGTAGTTATTAAATTCGCTGGCATGCCATTCTACTTGTTTAAGAATAATAGGACTCTTAGTAATGCTAGTTAGTTGTTTGTGATCCTGTACCCAACGGCTACTATCATGCGGACTACACATTACACATTTTAAATTACAGTTATGCCCTAGTCTTAAATCCCAGTAAGGAACTTTAACAGGAATAGTACCGTCTTCTTTAGTATCTTTGGCCAACTGCTCAATATCTAAGCCGTCTTCAATCCATTCGTACAGTTCCCACATGCGCTTACTAAACACACCGTTTGTTTCTTCTTCAAAACATTTAGTGCAACTTGCAGGCACTTGTCCGGCCAGCATGGTCTTACGAACACTTTGCATATATTCATTATTGAATGCCTCTAACGGCAAGTCAACGCCAAAGTTAGCAGGCTTGCCATTTACATTCTTAACTAGCCCAACAGTATGATCTCCAGTTTCTGCACCACTGGCATTGGTAACACAGCACAGTCTAGCATCACCGTTTGGCCTTGTAGCCAAATGAATCCACGGCAATGCACAGCAGAATGTTTTGGATCCTGTTTTTTCTTCAACAATTTTAATTATTTTAGTTATTTTTTCATTCATGTTGATTACTTATCGTAGTGATGTTATAATATACACTCATGCTGACACAAAGTCAATAAATATCCTACATGCAGATTAAAATAGCAACAGATTATTCGCCAAAGTTTTTACAAGTAGAAAGACCCAAGCCTCTTTCGGATAGGTACATTGAGTCCGAGATTCAAGAGATCCTACACGGCAATTGGAGTCACGATATATCAGATCAAGTGTATGCAGATTTTAAAGAACAATGTGAGTCATGGTTAGTTGGATCTAAGTTAAACACCTTGACCGGTATTGATACATTTACACGTAAAGATATCATTATTGGCTGTACTCAATTTATTGATAACTTGTATATGCAAGGTCCTGTACAGGTCTTGCGTGGCGATTATAGATACCATGAAAGATTAGGATTAGCGTATGTTAAAGATGTGGGCTCGCTAATTCCAGATATTCCCTTAATTATAGCAATGCCGTTTCCTAACATTGGTGCTCCACATCAAGACATGGAGGAGATTTTACATGAGTGTAAAATTAAAAACATTGCAGTACATATTGACGGTGCTTGGATTAGTTGTTGCCGTGACGTTACTTTTGACTTTAACCATGTGGCTATTAGATCCGTTGGCATCAGTCTTAGCAAAGGTCTTGGTCTCGGTTGGAATCGAATAGGACTAAGATGGACTAAAGAGATTAAACCAGATGCTATTACGATAATGAATGACTTTAATATGAACTGTCGTGTACTATCAAAGATAGGTTTACATTTTATTCGTAAGTTTCCCACAGATTATTTGTGGAACACTTATGGAAAATTAAATGCACAAGTTTGTAAAGACTTCGATTTAACACCTACACACAGTATCTATCTAGCATTAAAGAATAGTGAGCCTGTAGGCATTGCTCCACTTATTAGGCACTTAGCAGAACATGAGTAACAGTAAAACATTTTGTATGCATCCTTTTACAGGACTTGCTACTAGGGAGGACGGTGCTATTCAAGCCTGTTGTCGCAGTCATCCAGTGGGTTGGATACAAGAACAAACACTTGAAGAAATTTGGAACAACGATACAATGACACGTATCCGTAAACAGGTATTGAACAACGAATGGCCAAAAGAATGTCACGCTTGCCAACTAGCAGAGTCAAATGGTGTTGAAAGTCTACGTCAACGTCACATCGAACCACGTATACCTGAAAGTCGTGTAACACTGTATCCAAATGCATTACTGTCTTTAAATAGCGACTATACAATGCCTTTTGAAATTCCTACAATGGAAATTAAATTAAACAACTTGTGCAATCTTAAATGCCGTATGTGTCATCCTATGGATAGTACAAGTTGGAATGATTGGAAGGAAGTTGAACCTTTTTATGAAAAAGAAGGTAACTTTATGGTCAAGGCAATCAAGGATCTTAACTTAGTTAATAAACCATACTTGGATAAGTTTGAAGACAATCTAGGATGGTGGGAAAGTTTTGAAAAACTACTTCCTTATTTTAGGCGTGTAGAGTTCGCAGGCGGCGAACCGTTAATGGATCCACAACACTATAAGATTTTAGATATGTTAAAATCTTATGGGGCTAACATTGAAATTAAGTATGCTACAAACGGCACAACACTAGGCATTAAGGGTGGTAGAACCATTCACGATTATTGGCCACACTTTAGAAGTGTTGCTGTTAACGTGTCTATTGACGGCATAGGCGACTCGTATTCTTATATTAGAGGTAACGGCGATTATCAAGATGTGGTGGATAACCTAAGCATTATTAAACAAATACCAAATGTTAGACGAATTGTTGGAGCAGTTGCAGTACAAGTTAGTAATATATTGATACTCGATAAGATGATTGAAGAATTTTTAGATAAACTTGGCATCATCTTTTACACAAACATGGTTAACTATCCAAATGCTCTGTGCCCACAAGTATTGCCTCAAGAGTTAAAAGAGTTAGCCATAGAACGACTCGAACAAGTTAAACTACGTGTTCCTAATTTTAAACTAGTTAAGGACCAGCCGGCATTATTGGATATCACATTAGGACAAATACAAGGTGTTATCAACTTCTTAAAAGCAAAAGATCAACACGACAAATGGCAGGACTGTATTGAATTTAATCGTAAATTAGATGTTACACGTAAACAAAATTTTACAGATGTAACACCGGAGTTTAAATCGTATGTATAAAGTTACCAGTCGTTGGCCGCATCAAGGTAGCATTAAGATTGAATGGAATCTTGGCAAACGCTGTAACTATGATTGCAGTTATTGTCCGTCAAGTATACACGACCATACAAGTCCGCATACAGATATAGAGATACTTAAGAAAACTGTAGACAAGTTAATGACATTAGGCAAGCCTGTACGTCTTAGTTTTACAGGCGGCGAACCCTGTGTACATCCTAAATTTCTAGAACTAGTCAAGTATTGTAAACATGTCGGCATTACATGGGTCAGCGTAACAACCAATGGTACACTGCCTTATGAATTTTATTCAGCATTAGAGGCAGATCAAATTGTGTTCAGCATACATTTAGAATACGATTGGAAGCGTGTTTTTAATACTGTAGAAAGTGTTGTTGATTCGACAACTAAGAAAGTTATAGCACAAATTATGGCGCATCACGATTATATGCCTGCTGTAGTACAATTACGTGCTAAGTGTTTGTTGGCGCACATTCCTAACACAGTTCGCCGCATACGTTGGACTGAAGGTGATCGAGACCTGTTTGACGACATGCGTTACAACGCAAACGATTTAGAATTGTTAAAAGAAATGGAATCGACTGTGCAGGGTAATTGTGTAGTAGATGATACACAAGTTATTCACGCCAACGATGTTATTAAATTGCATCTAAACAAATATAAAGATTGGAGTTGTAACGCAGGTATAGAAAGTCTAATGATAAACTGGGACGGTGAAGTACACCGTGCTACATGTCGTGTTGGCGGATCTTTAGGTAACATTTATGAAAACACGTTTTTACAACCTGTTGATCCTGTTGTTTGTGACAGAAACTTTTGTACTTGCGCCGCTGATATACCAATTACAAAGGTAATATTATGAATTACGTAGGAAACTTTTCTAGTTGGATTGATCCGGAAATTATTACGACTATAATGGTCAATAAAGGCGAACGCCGACCTAAGACAAATATAGAAGGATATGAAGATATCACTTTAACACAGTGGCAAAGTGCTGGCTACGATTTATCAAAATTAGGCTGGGAATTTTTCTATAATCAACATATTAATAGAGATCATATTGATTTGCCTATTAGTACTACTGGCAGAAAATACAAGTGGTGGTTTAGCAAATTAAATCCTGGCGATTTCTTTCCTATGCATGTTGACCATTTTAAAACTGAAAAAAATGTACAACGATTCTGGATGGCTTGTCAAGATCATCAAATGGGTCATGTATTTGCCTATGATAATTCTGTATTACAAGATTATCGTGCAGGAGATATGTACGAATTTACAGATGCTAATATGTGGCATGCCGCCGCAAATCTAGGATTTGTTCCTAAGATTAGTTTGCAAATAATATTGTTTGATTAGTATTGATCTAAATGATCAATGCCTACTTGTTTTCTAAATTCTTCTGAAAACACACCGTCGATTCTCATACTGTAAGTCTGCACCTTACTACTACCGCCTGAATGCCAATCTAAGTCGTTAAAGAAGCAAGCACGACTTTTTACAGGAACAGCAGTATTTTTTTCAGGATCTTGTATATAAAACGGTTTATCTAAGTTAGGACGTAAGTGAATAAACTCATGCCTGTGTGGATAATAGTCACTTTCGCCTTCTAGCAAGTCTCTATGTACTTGCATTTTGCAATCATGTTCTGCTTTAAAAATAATAATACGTCCAATAGTTTTAAAAACTTTATCTTGTATTTCTTGCTCAATCCATGTTTTTACTTTTGGAAAATAATTAATAGCATCGGCAGTCCACGCTTTTTCTTCAAATCTAGTTTCCCAGCCACCGTCTTCTGTCTTTAAGAACACAAACTGATACGGATCGTATGCGCCCATGGCAAGTTTCAAGAACAGCATAAACTTGTCACGGTTATTGTATTCTCCAATTTCAATACCTATCTTTTTAATTTCGTGATCATCCGGCAGTGCATGATATTCTTCCAGTGCTTTAAACAGAGGTTTGAATTCAAACTTATATTGTTCCACAGCCGCAGGCTTGACCATGTTGCCTTCTTTCTTATGTTCTGCCAACACAAGTCCCTTACATATTTCATAATGCAATGCTGAGAAGCCCTCTACGTCAATGTGAAGGTCTAAGTTAATATAAGGTAGAGAATTTATTCCGCGGATCATATGGTCTATAAATATAGTATACTATAATTTATCACAAAAAACATGATTGATACTTCAAACTGGAGCCTATATTGGAACACCGAAAACGGTCAAACTGTTCGCGGCAATTTAGTCTACAGTGCTTATGTTAGTCCATCGGGAAAACATTACTGCCAAAAATTTCAACGTGATATACGCTATCATCCTTTTGAGGAAGAAAATGCACAGTGGACTGATGCACTGTTAGAAGACAGATTTCGTAAAGAATTAAAATACCATGCTAGGGCAAAAGAAACAATGCCTGTGTTAGAAATAGTAGATGTAGATGAAACATCGAGAACTATAGTTTATCGTTGGCCAGGTGATGACTTTCTCATGCAAGGAATACATGCAGGTAATTACGAAGCAGTATTACCTAATTGGAAAGAACAATGGATAGCACGTATTAAAGAAATGCGTCTAGCAAACATTGTTAAACTAAGTCTGCATCCAAACAGTTGGACAGTAAGCAACGGATCACTAGTACCATTGAATTGGTTTTATTGTTACGATGCTGATACAGGTTACGATAGTTTTGCCAACATGAACATACAAATTAGCAGTGGACGTAGAGAAAATTTGTATCCTATATTAGAAAAATATAATATAAACTTTGATATAGATTACCCTGCTACACAGTTACAAGTAATTGCTTTTAACAGTTTTCGTAAAAACTACCCAAACGATTTAATAGATAGGATTTTAGAAGAAACAAAATGACTATAGCATGTATGCCCGTTGACATTGATGTGTCTTTGCCTGATGAACAGAAAATTTTAGATTATGTTCGAGAGTATCAGTTCCCGTCAATGTTACATTTACCAAGTCCAAGATTTGATCCATGGACCGTATCTCCTATTCTAGGGCGTATGCCTAGTAAAGATTGGAACGACCCTGATAAAATTCGCAATTTAATTTTTAACAGGCAAAACCCCAACTACGGTGGCAAGGTTGAATATGCAAATGACTTTGATAAACTGTTTCCTGAAGTAGTTGACATGATTAATCAAATACCTATCCTTAATCCTATTTGTATTTTTATGAAACAAAATGCACTATCAACTTCCCATGTAGATACTCATGGTGTAAATGATGTTAGAAATATTCCTAACTTATGGGAGTTAAACACTGAGCCTAGACGATATAATATTCAAATGACAAAGTTTGATTATCAAAGTTTCTTTGTTAGCAAGACTAGAGAAAGCGAACGTATTCCTTATACACACATTAGTAAAGAATTACCGGCATATCAGAGATAAAGCAATTATATTTGAGGATGACAATGGCTTTTTACACAACTGATTTAATTGAAATCCAAATCGAAAACAGTAGCATCTGTAACGCTGCCTGCCCTCAATGTATTAGAGAGTTTAAAGAGCCTACCAAAGACTGGATAAACGAAACTTATCTAGACATATCATTCTTTGAAAATATTCCAGATGAAGTTTATCAGAAATTAAAAATATTCTACTTCACTGGTAATATTGGTGATCCATGCACTGCTCCTAATTTTTTAGAAGTATGTAAATTTGTAAGGGAAAAGAATCCCGACATGTTTATTAAAGTTAGTACTAACGGCGGAATGAAGAGTCCCGAGTTCTGGACACAGTTAGGCACTGTACTTGGATCAAAGTCAGAGGTAGTATTTGCCATCGACGGCTTAGAAGATACCAATCACATTTACAGAGTTAATGTAAAGTGGGATAAAGTAATGGCCAATGCTCGTGCATTCATTGACGCAGGCGGACAAGCATTTTGGCAATTTATTGCTTTCAAACATAATCAACATCAAGTAGAACAAGCAAGAACATTAGCAACAGAAATGGGCTTTGCTAAATTTATGATGAAACCTAGTCATAGATTTGCATTAGATGCAGTACTTGGCGCAGAACGTTTTAACAAATCTGATACAAAGATCGAACCGCCAGATGATGCGGCATTAACACATACTGTGGTAATTGATAGAACTGCTAAAAACCTTAAAGAATTAAAAGAACAATCAAATACATCTTGCATTGATTGTCATGTAAAAAATACATATCAAAGCGTATACATTGACCATCAAGGAAGATTATGGCCATGCTGTTACCTTGCCGCTGGCCTATATGTAACAGACGGATTACCAACGCATGATGGTTGGTTAAACTTATGGCGTACATACGGTGATGATAAAATTAATCTTAAAAATTATCAGTGGCACGACATTCTAAATGGCGGTTTCTTTAATGCTATACAAGACAGTTGGACAAAAGATTACAGCAGTGGCCGTGTTATTACTTGCGCAATTACTTGTTCAAAATTTCAAAGCCGTGTAAATATTCCTTCAGAAATGAATAGGATTATTGAGGACGCATAATGTATCAGGACGGATATAGCCCAACTGCTTACGATAACTTTGTCTTATATGAAAAATTATTTGACAAGCCTTGTGTTACTCTAGTAGATGGTACACAAGTATTTGATGAAGATAAGGCTTACTATTTTCATTTTTATCGTTGGGCAATAGCACCTACTTGGGTAGGTACTGAAACAACCCCGCACATGATATTTGGATCAAAGGGTTATATTCCTCAATTAGAAGATCGTATACTTGATAACGAAACTCAAAATTATCTAAACAACAATGGCCTAAATATATACCTGTATGAAACACTGACTTTTGCTAAAAAGTTATCACCGCGCCCTAATTTTAAACTTGAAAAAGATTCTAAATTAATTGACACAATTATAGAAAGTTATGGCTCATCAATGATTTTTGAATGTGTTGAGTCAGAGTATGATACTTTACAATGTTACGAACTAGAGTCGATTAGTAAATTTGCAGAACAGAATAACCTAACTAATGTAACAGTAAACACTTGCCATTATAACATTGAATTTATACAAAGCAAGTATCCTAACATTAAATTGCGTTGTCGAGATTTACATTTAGCATCCATGGTAGATTTTCCTAAAGAGAATCTTTACCCTATACAACAAATAGAAAATCCTATAGATTTAATTGATACAAAATTCGCATGTCCTAACTGGAGATATCACAGTACTAGACATCTAGTTATGAGTTACCTAATAGACAAGCCCGGGAATTACTCATGGTATTATAAAAGTAAATTTGATACTTTAGAAAAAAACTTATGGTTTGATATAACAAAATTTCCATTGTATGATACTATACGTACAGGTGCAGAAATATTAAATGTTCAAACGCCGTTAGAGATTAATGAGACTTGTAAAACTACATCACTGACTGGTAAAGTTGATTACTTAAAATATCCAAATGGATCGCAAGGCAGTCCTAGTGATTATAGAATGGACGAAGCATACTTGCGTAGTTTTTGTGTAGTAGTTACTGAAAGTTTGTTTGCATTGCCAACGGGCATTGTAAGTGAAAAAGTTATGAATGCAGTTAAACTAGGAAGGCCTTTTATAATTGTAGGTCCGCCCAGGACATTAGAATATATGCATAAGTTAGGATTTCAAACTTTTGAACGTTACTGGGATGAAGACTATGACAGTGAAGAAAATCACGAAATGCGTTTATTAAAAATATTCAAAGTAATTGATTATATCAACAGCATGGACATGGACCAATTAAAAGTATGGTACTCTAATATGGAAGATATTATCCAACACAATGTTAATCTATTAAAAAATTTAAAAGGACCTTTATCATGACATGGTGTTCGTGGCCTTTTAGAACTATAATGATACAAGCAGATCAAACGTATAAGGTCTGTTGTAATGGTACTGAATTTTCTAATCTAACCACACATACTGCTACTGCAAATGAAGCATTCTATAGTAGTGAATTTGAAAATATTAGAACAAATTTAAAAAATGGCATTAAAGACCCCCATTGTGATAAATGTTGGAAATTAGAGGAAAGCGGTGCAGAAAGTTTACGTCTGCAAAATATATCAACAAGCGATTACAATACTGAAGAAATAACAACGTCTCCAAGAATAGAAGAAATATTTGTTGGACTTGGAAATACATGCAATCTTAAATGCAGGACATGCGGCCCTGGAGAAAGTAGTATGTGGGTTAACGAAATAGAAAAATCTGACGGAATTAAAAACCCTATATATTTAGAGCCAGATACTAGCAACTTTTTTAAAAGTTTTAAGCAAGATGTAATGCCACATTTAAAAGAAATACATTTTACTGGAGGCGAACCGACTTTATTAAAAAGTACAAATAAAATTTTAGAACTATTAGA